ACACACCTTGCCAGAGAGATGTCCCGGCGATTAATGTGTGTTGTATGATATTTACATAATATGAGGTAATGAATTATGAATTATGAAAATATCATACAACACACATTAATCGCCGGGACATCTCTCTGGCAAGGTGTGTCTACGTATAAAGAATCGCGTATGCATGGTAGCGGCAAGGCTGTATCGTTACTCAAATCAGTTGGCGACGTAGCGGCGTGGTCGTTGTTCCCCGGGTTAATGATGTCCACGATGGTACCTCAGCTGATTGCGCCTGTAGCGCAGGCTGCTTATCAGTCCGGGTATTCACGATATACCCATTCACGCGCATTAGCCACACCGTTCGGCACACATCTCAGAGGCGGTTATGACACAACATTTAACCAGCAGCGCAGATATTCAGCTGTAAGAGAATTATCTGATTCGTTCAATATCGCTAGGGCGCAAGCGCACAGGATGAGGAGTTGGTAGAGATGGGTAGAAGGAGAAGCAAATGGAGAAGAGGGAAACAAACTTCACGTGGTAGATTCTCTAAAAGAATATCATCTAAAAAAACAACAATAAAACCAGGAGAAATGATATATTATAAAGATGATTTTTATGAAATGATTAAGGGTTACGGAGACAAGTTTAGTGAACAAAAATACACATTACTTACTCCAGGAGAAAAGGGCAATGAATTTAGGAGTGCAATAAAAAGAATAGCAAACAAAGTAGCATCTGGCGATATTAGTCTTGATTTTTATGGTAGCAATTACAGCGAATTTTTCAAAGAACGTTATACTATCTCTAATATAGAAAACGAAATAGGAAAAATAAATAGACTCTATGCTGACTATGGTTTTGGATTCGAAGAAATGTATATTGGCCATCATCTTTCTGGAAAACATCATGTAGATCTTAAGCAATATATTAGCGAGCACATTGTTGATGAAAAGAGATTAAAAGAGTTTTTTGCGCCAAAAGGCAATGCTACAACTAACAAAAAGCAGCAGAAAGTAAACGCTAACGAAACAAAATCTGAAAATTACAAAAAAGCGCCTAAAAATGATATTAAAGATATAGAAGATGTAACAAATACAAATTTTAGTAAAACTAATGCAGAGGTTAATAAACCATTAAACGCAAAACAAACGGTTGAGTCAAATAATGTTATAACAACCAATCTTGAAAAAGAAGCGAAAAAATTTAAAGATATTGTAGGAACAAGTAATTTTAAAGGTAAATTCGAGGATGTTTGGCGTGAATATAATGAAGTCAATAAGGCATTAGCTGCTGCTGGTGGCACGCAAGATGTAATAACATTCGGTAGTTTTGTAAGGCAAAAAATGGAAGAGCAATTAGGCGGTTCACAAAAAACAATAAACACTGGATTCGACAAAAGAGAACCGCTTAATGTATGGAACTTAAAAGAAGAGCTTGTGTACGATGCTATACATGGCGAAGGTGCTTACAAACGTAAAAGAATTGAAAAACAAAAAGGGACTAGGACTAAAGTAGCAGCATTACATACAGAAGATTATAGACCTATTGATTTTACAATAAGTACTGAAGATTATAGGCCTATTGATTTTACACTAGGCAAAGAAACTAATAAAACTGGTGGCACTGCACATCAGGAAAGTGTCAACGATGCAAAAAATGATGGCGGAGTTAAAGCTAATAAAACATCTGCTTCCGAAGGAAAACAACAGCCTCCACCACCAACCGAAGAAAAAACAACTAAACCTCCACCTGGAGGTAGCGAACCTGGGCCAGAACCACCTCCAGCGGAAGGCAAGGCTACTAAGAAAGAAAAACCGCCACAACCAGGAACTTCGCCGCATGAATTTTTGGATTACAAAGGATATGCAAAAGGGAAAGGCGAGATGTATGATCGCTATTCCAAGTATCTGTCAATGAATTTTGGCGAGAACACATGGAAAGTATTACCGCAAGATGAATTAGCAGCTGTTAATGCATCTGCAAAAAAAGCAAGCAACAGATTGGCCAATTTTGCAAACCCATTTGCTGCGACGCCTATGCAAAATATTAAACTAAGGACAGGTTTCTTTAAGTGGCGTAGTGCAGCTGAAACGTATAGAAATTATATATTGCCGGAGAATTGGCCCAAAAAGGGATATGAAAAGATAGGGCTATTAGAACACGAAAAGTACACGTTAGATAAAGGAGTATTGCGCGGTTCTGTAAGTTCTAATAATATGTTGTATGGGTTTGAAATAAACCCACCAGAAAAGAAATCGACGCTACGTGTAGGAAAAGAAGGATGGGCGTGGACGGCCGAAACCGCAAAAAAAATACGCGCTAATCATCCGTATACACCGATAGGTGTAGGCGAGCTCAGGTATTCGTTCCATGAGGCTGCTACCGGGAAATTGATAACAGATAAAACAAGAATAAACAAGTATTTAGATGTTATGAATATGCAATGGGAGGTAGGCGAAGGGAAAAGGTTTGCATCATTTGATGCAGCTGAAAGGCATATAAATGAAGCTTTAGGTTGGAGTAAAGTTAGAGAAGTTACACCTAAAGGAGAAGTAAGAGAAGTGTGGAGGCCAGGAGAAAAAGGTGTTATAGTCAAACAACATTTACCTGGAGCAAAGGCTATAAAAGCAAATGAAGCGGTTACTAATATAAAAGATATACCAGCGCGTGCGACTTGGCGCGAAGTGTACACAACTACGGGTGAAAGTGCGTTATGGCGCAGCTCGAAGCGGTTCTTGCGTCGTAATGCAGGTGCGTTAATCGGATGGGGTTTAACTATAGGTGGTGCGTATCTCGGGATAAAGTTGTTATCAAACCTTTCATCACATCCCACGAATGAAGACAGATACAGAGGAGCTGCGTATGCATACTGATAAAGATATAGATATAGATGAATACAAAGATTTATTGGACCCGGTTGTGTTTGTCGAGACGTGTTTACCGCGTTTCGTGCCGAACGGGTTGAGACCTTTCCAGAAGGAGATACTCAGCTGTAGAGATAAACAGGTTGTGATGCGTATAGGGCGTCGTAGCGGTAAGACCCACTTATTAGCTTGCAAGGCGATATTCGAAGCGTTAACGAACGAGAACTTCAGGGTTGCTGTCATCACTCCAACTGAAGAGCAAGGTAAAGTTATATTCGATATGATAGTAACTAAGGTACTCGCGTTACATCCTGAGATAAACGATTGTGTGGAGAGCACACGTCAGAGTCCCGGCAAGATAAAATTCAAACGCGGTTCACGTATAAGTTTCTTCACAGCTGGCACACGAACCGGCAGTGGCGCTTTGAATGTAAGAGGCCAGGGCGCTGATTTAATAATAATAGATGAAGCTGATTATCTGTCTGCATTAGATTTGGAAGCCATATTAGCGTTAAAGATAGAGCACAGAGATATAGCCATATGGGCCAGCTCTACGCCAACCGGGAAACGGTCCCATTTCTATTACTGGTGTACAGACAAATCATTGGGTTGGACTGAGTTCCATTACGGTTCACCTGATGCTATCCCGGACTGGAACGAAGAGACCGAATCGTTTGCTCGTAAACATTTCACGTCATATGAGAAAGAAGTGCTCGCTGAATTCGGGACAGAAGAGACTGGCGTATTCAATAAGCATAAAGTTGATGAAGCTTGCATACGCGGCGAAGGTCATTACATATACGAGCCGTTGTACTTCCCGTATTACGGGTATCCACAGATGCCAGTTGATAATGATGTGGAAGCCAGAACGTTTGGTGTCGACTGGGACAAATACGGAGCGCCGACTAATATATTGATACTCGATCTGTTACATAACGGGATGTATAAGGTTGCGTATCGTACAGAGATAGAGCAGAACGAATACACTCTTACTAACGCTGTGAAACGTATAATAGAACTCAACGATATATGGAAACCGCATTACATATATATAGACAAGGGATTTGGCGAAGTACAATCTGAGTTATTGAAACTACATGGCGAGAAACATAAGGAAACAGGTTTATCCAAGAAGGTTGTACCGATAGCGTTCGGGTCGAATATAGAAGTGTTTGATCCAGTAACGAATAAGCGTGAAAAGAAAGAGGCTAAGCATCTGATGGTCAATCTGTTACAGATGACGATTGACGAGGATAAGTTGATACTCAACCCGCGTGATAACGTTATGAAGACTCAGCTGATAAACTATTGTGTAGTTCGGTATGGTGTAAGTGGCAAACCAATATTCACCGATAAGGACGAGCATTGTGTCGATGCGTTGATGTTAGCTCATTTAGCTATAGTTATGAACTTCGGCGGCGGTCTGAGCGAGAAGCTGTTTAAACCGTCAACTGATGGTTCAGTAGTATACAAACACTCGGATATTAACAATAAAAGCGCTAGTGTATTACGACCTGGCAAACAAGCTGTTCGTAGCAACTATTCTTCGTATACAGATTTTGCGCTTGACAAGCCAACGACTCCACGCTTAGATATGTATAAGCATGGCGTGAAACGCAAAACGTTCAAGAGCGTAAGAGCCAGAAACATAATGAGGTCATATCTATGAATAACAACAGTAACAATATAAATGAAGAACTGTTATCGTATCGTTACAAGCATTACAAACGTCAAGTGCGCGACAGCAATGTACGTGGCGCACGTTATCCGTTTGAGAAGAAATATGTTTCTAGTCGCCGATACAAAAATAATATAAACAAGGTTATCTCTGATACATACAACAAGTTAGACGAGCTGATTGATAGGTTGATTAACCATTCAGCTGATGTCAAGGAACATTTACGCAAAATATATAACTACAACGGTAATACAGCTGAGTTGAGACAGCTGGCAGTTACAGAATCTAAATCACCAGTTTTATCTGTTTCAGCTGATCTTATATCCATGCGTACAGCTTATGAATACGTAACCGCTGGTATAGAGCATATAGACGAGTTCAATGATACTAATGCTGAACATATATTGTACAAAACATATGTATTCGATTCGGTACTCAAACGTTATTCAGATGTAGTAGACACTCTGACAGCTAAAGAAGAACTATTGGATCTGCAACGTTTCGCTATGGGTATACGACCAGGTGGTACAGAACCGTATCGGCAGGATATACCTATTGCTGGCACTCTTCCATCTTCAGCTGATAACAAGAAACGGAAACCAATAGACAAGGCTAAATTGAAACGCGCTATATTATGGTTATACAGGCAACATATGCCTATAGACATATTCGACAAAATACATGTCATAAGGGTCGATCGATACATAGATATGTTACGTTCAACTATGATTGAACGTATGATGATGGTGCAGTGGTATATAATGAAATATCCTATTGAGTTACTCAATGTAATGCGGAACGCGAAGAACAAAGTGTTCTCGCCGTTCTACAGGTGGATAATGCAATTACCACGTATACCATCAGATGCAGACGATGTATTAACCGATATACTTATGGACATCAACAACATTTCAGCTGAAATAGATAATAAGATGATAAGCATACTCCATATAACTCAGCTGGAAGAGTATTTGTATAACAAACGCGTAAAAGCGGTTAAACGTTTGAACCAGCAATTCGAGTTCAATGATACATTAAAGGATATATTGAACAAGATAGAAACGTTCGGTATAGATGATGTTATAGATATCATAATGTCAGAACGCAACGAAGTTGATAGTAAGAAACGACGTATCTCTAATTACGATGACAGTGTATAACAGAAAGGAGGCGTTAAGATATGCCCAGTTTCATGAGACCAGATTATGGTGATCCGTCTCATCCTGAATACGAACGTTACATGTCGTTAGTCAAGAAAGGTTGTCCTCTATGTGGTAACCGTTTATTATCACGCGGTACTAAGATAGGGATAGTGTATTGCGATGATGTCCACAACTGCGCAAGAGAGTTCTTATACGACGGTAAAGGCGGTTGGTACAAAGGAGAAGATGGCAAACCTGGATACATAAATGAACGATTCAAACACCTGAAGTTCACGAAATGGTTCAAGGAGCATAAGAAAACCTTCCGATGGAGGAGGCCATCAGCATGATAGTAGTAGGCGAAAGAGCTCAGCCGGTATCATATGGAGTCAAAGTTATAAAGCGTGATGTATTAGCGCAGGGTGCTAGGTATAAAGAGTTCGAGTACAGCAAGATAGATTTGATAGCTATAAAGAAAATGTTCGATAACGATAGCTACTGTCAGACAGCTGTTAACAAATATGTTGAGCTGATATTCAAACGCGGCTGGTATCTTGATAGTTCTAATGCAGATGCTAAACGTTATATATCCAACCGGTTACTCATAATGTATAAATCAACTGGCATAAGGTTCGATGATATCATAAGAGATATAACGTTATCGCTCGTGCTGTATGCCAACGCGTATGTAAAGAAGACATTCAGACCGACAGCTGAAGCTTCTGTTTATACACCTGTAAAACACAGAGCTCCGGATACGCTTGTTGGGTTATTCACTATGCATCCGGCCAGTATGTATGTAAAGAGAGATAAGTACAACAATGTATTGAAATGGCAACAGCGTGATATAGGCAAAGCTGTGATGTTATATGACGGCACTCATCACATCCCAGAGAAGCCTGAAGACAGGAAACGGTGGCCTACGTATTGGCCTGAAGATATAATACATATTTATATAAACAGGGAGCCTGGTTACATATTCGGGTTCTCTACGCTACATACCGTGTTAGAGGATATAACGGCTCTACGCGCTATCGAAGAGCATTCCAGCCGTTTGATATACAGAGATTTGTTCCCGTTGTATCATGCGCGTGTCGGGTTACAGGAGATAGGTTTAGGAGCAAGTCGAGAAGAGGTAAATGAAGTAAAAGAGACTATCGGGAATCTGTCGTACGATTCAGTGCTCGTAACAAACGAGAGGGTGGATGTTGACGTCATAGGTTCCAAAGGTGAAGCTATCGATCCATCACCGACGCTCAAATACTTTGAGAACCGTTGTTTCACTGGTCTTAACGTTAGTCCAGTCCAGATGGGCAGAGACACATCGAACAGAGCTACAGCTGATGCGCTTACAAGCGAGATGCATGATAGAGCTGAAGCGTTCCAGAACCGTGTCTCCGCGTTCGCAGAGACGTTGTTCGACTTAATACTCTTGGAAGGCGGTTACGATATAACTGATGAGGCCAATAAAGTCTATCTCAAGTTCCCTGAGATAGAGCTAGAAACTGTTATAAAACAGAACAATAATACGATACAGAAATGGTTGAATAATACTATCACGATGTCTGAGATGCGCAGGGAACTCGGGCACGATCCATTAACAGAAGAAGAGATAAACGAATTATTCTTCAATATAGTCAAAGTGGATTCGTCCCAGAATGCTGCGCAGGATAACCTTAATCAGCCAGAGAATCAATACAAGAAACGCACGGGTCCGAAACGTGATACCGAAACATATAAATTCGTAATGCAAGCTATACTCAATGCTATTAATTATAATGAGTTAAGAAACGAGAATATAGAGCAGAAAGTAAGAGAGATAGAAATGCGAGCAATAGTAACTATAAGTTCAGTCTTCAATGTGAAATCCAAAGATATGTTAAACGAGCTCAAGGTCAGCTGTGATGAATTGAAAAGGATATGTTTATCCTATAAGTTGTTCGGAGCAGAAGTGTTCAAGAAGAATATATCAACGATGATCAACAATATCTACGAACGTATAGAAAGGAGCGCGCAATGAGTAACACTAAAGACAAGGTGTTAAGGATAGAGACTACAGCGAACATAAAATACGAACCAAAGTTCTCTGAATCGTTCGCTATGAGTAACGGGAACGATAGTGGCGCTATGTATATAGCGATCGATGCGATACATAGTGGTGTTACCAAGAACTACATAAACTATACAGCTGAAGCGTTGACTTTAGCTGTTCCGACGTGGGTTACACCATATAACAAACCAGTGCTCAAGGATCACGCGGAATTGTCAGATAACATAATCGGCCGTGTTACAGAGGCCAATGTTGTGGCGAGCGATAACGATAGGGTTACAGTCAAACTCGTAGCTGCTATCGTTGATAAGGAAGCGAAGGAACGTATCGAAGATGGCCGTTACAAGAGTGTATCGATAGGCTCTTATGTGCATGAAGCACGCTGTAATATATGTGGCGCGAATCCTGTTGTCGATGGGTTCTGTCATTGGCCCGGTGTAGCTTATGACACAGAGGATAGTGATGAAGAGAAGATATGTGTATGGGATGTAACGAGGGTTGAGCATAGCGAAGTTTCAATCGTCGCTTCACCTGCTGATAGCGAAGCGATGATCACAAGGATTATAGAAATGAATAACGAAAACCCAATAATAATAGGAGGTGACATGAAGGCTATGACAAAAGATAAAGAAGCAGTTACAGCAACAGAATCGGTTGCTAAACATGATAGCAATATTGAAGCGACTGTCGATGAAGCAGCTGAGCAGCAAGAGCAGGTAGCTACAAAAGAGGAACAGCAGCAGCAGCAGCAGTCAGCTGAACTAACAAAAGATGAGCTCATGAAAGCCGTAGAGGGACTCAGAGCTTCTGAGCTTTCGACTGTAGAGAAATAAACTTGTTGCTGAACATAATGAGCTCAAGGTTTATGTAACCGAACTCGAACGTGTCATAACTGAGCTCGAACAATCTGTTTCTGTAACAGCTACAGAATACAAACGAATAATCGAGGAGAACAAGCAGCTACAGGAAGCTATACATGAATCTAAAGTATGGCATCTGGTTGATCTCAAATCAGCTGTATACAGTTCTGCTGATGCACGCAACAAAATCTTTGAGCAATACAAAGATAAAAGCGACGAAGTGATCGAAGCTTTGATCGAAGAGTATCAGCAAGGCAAATTCAGTAACGAGCCACCTAAAATAGATAATGATACTCTCCCGATGACAACAACTAACGAAGCTGATGTCATAGAGGAGGAAGCAGAGCAAGATTCAGCTGATAATGTATTAACATTCATAGATAGAGATACTATCGCACGCGCTATGAATGGTGATGCTGAAGCATTAGAAAAGATAAACAGATACAAACAGAAAAAGGAGGAATAGCAAATGGCTATTGGACAGTATCCAGAAGGAGCCTATGGGATGTTTCAAGATGAGCAATTCATCACCAGAGGTTCTGCAAGAATTAGCGGGAACATAAATCCTGCTATAGAATGGTTAGTAGACGAGAGTTTACCTGTTAGACACTTCAATAAGTTCTGGGGCGAATACTTCAGAGACGGCGAAATACTTATCGGTTCTGATGTTATCGTTAGTATTGCGAGACAGGAACCCGACGAACTCGGATATCCAAAACCTGTTCTAACAATATGTAACGGTGAATCAGCAAACGCAACCGAATCGAACGGATATGTTAGACCAGCTGATATGATACCAGTCGGTACTTCATTCCAGCATTTCTATAAGAGACTCGGTAAGGACAGGTTAGTCAACCTTATTAAACCATCAATTGATAGAGGTCAGGTATTAGCATTGCCTTATATACAGGATCCTTATTACGGCGATCAGGTATGGGTAGGTGCAGCAGTTGGTGGAGCAACAACTTCAGCTGGCGCTGGCACAACCAACAGGCTTGGAGTTGATTACGGGCTCGATGCCAGGCTAGGTGCTGGTATGGTGCTACAAGCTGGCGATTACGTGCAGTCCGACCATATGGGTCATTTCATCAAATGGGTACCTGACACAACAAGTGCAGCGACATTAGAAACAAGTTTAAGGAAAAAGATCGGACAGGTATTATATGTAGAAGAGCTACCGATGAGAGGGTTCTTACAGTTCGTTCAGTACAAAGCTTCTATGGGTATGCCAAGGATGTATAGTGATTATGATTACATGCAGCCATATCCAGTACCTAACGGTAGAGATCCAAGAGCATTCTTACAGCCTGATAAATGGTGGATGCCTAATAATTATGGTACTTCTGCTACATATAATTATCCTGAACATCTGATTGACGGTCCCGGTTTACCTGGCCTCACAGATGGCAGGAGGATAGCAGAGAAGTTCGCTTCTGAAACACATAACAACGTAGCGATAGATGCAACTACTGGTTACCATATAATCATATTACAACACGGACCAGTAGTAAGAGACGAAGAAGGCGCAGTTAACCCTTCAGCTGCCCATCCATTCCCAAGCAAGTTGACTGTAACATTCGACCCAGCCGGAACACCAGTTCAGCTGAAAGAAGATGTAGATTATGTAGTTGAGAGGTACTACAAAGACACTTCGGGTCCATCTCCAGTTACAAGAGCAAGAGTAATAATCAAGAGCAACAACGGCGTTCCTCTCGCAGCAACTGATGATTACCAGATAGACTATTATCATACTGAAGGACAGCAATTCGGTGTACCAACACAAGCTGATTGGCAGGGTAGTGTTGGGCTCGTATATATTGCTACCTTCTTTAACAGATAAGGAGTGAAGCTAAGATGATTAATGCATTAAAAAGGTCTAACGAATTCATCAATGAGATACAACAGGTAGAGATGTACAAGAATATGTTCTCTAAAGAGAAACGCAGGAATATGGACCCTGAGCTAGTCAAGGAGCTCAGCAACAATTTGAGGACATTATTCAAAAGCAAGAACTGGAAGGACCAGAAGTTGAATGAGATGTTCACTTCCGGTAAGGCTGAATATATGATTCCAGACATCATAATCGGCACAGTACTCGAAGGTGTTGATCCTGTTTTGCAGATCAGCAATCTATTCACAACCATACAGTATACAAGAGGCAGTGCTACTCATTTCCCAGCACTTGGTGAGCTTAGAGCTTTCCATGTCCCAGAAGGCCAGGAATATCCTGAACAGGACTTCGAGATGACCCAATACAGAAGCCTGTCAATCAAAGTAGAGAAGTTCGGATTAATGTTAAGGTTAACCGAAGAGGCTATAGAAGATTGTCAGTGGGATGTAATAGGTTATCTCATGAGGGCAGCTGGTCGTGCTATGGCAAGGTTAAAAGAGCAGCAATGCGCTCATGCTATGCTTATGCATGGCCACGTAGTATTTGACACCCAGTCGCCTGACCCACAGTTCAGGCCAACTGGTGTCGATGCTAATGGTAACCTGAACGGTACACTATCAATCCTTGATTTTATCGATTTGTTAGCTGCTGTTATGTATAACGAACATACTATTACTGATATATTGATCCATCCACTCGGCTGGTTAACATTTGTTAAGAACCAGCTCATAGGTGGTTGGGGTTCCAAGACAAACTATTTCGAGATCTACGGTTCTGATCCTTCAGCTGTAATATCTGGAATGGGTAACCCTGCAACACCTGGCGCTCAGATAAGAATGGCGCTACCGATTCCTGTGAATGTGAATGTATCTCCATACGCTCCGATCGATAAACAGAACAACACATTCGATATCATAGCATTCGACAGGAACAATCTCGGTGTGATACTACAGAAAGAGAATATAATGACCGAAGATTTCGAGGACTTCAACCGAGATATATACTCAATCAAATTCAGAGAAAAGTATGGTATCGGTATAGTAGATCAGGGCAGAGGTATAGCTGTAGCTAAGAATATCAGCCTTGCTCCTACATACCATAAACCTATTGTTGTCAACAACATAGGCAACTAGAATATAACCTGAAGCATAGGGTACAACTAAGCATACCCTATGCTTTAAATATATATGTATCAGATGGAGGTGTAGCATGCGAAAAGGCGAATTAAGGGTAGCCTTGAATACGTCTAAACGTGATAACAATATATTCATAGACCCATTAACAAACACAACTCTTTCTTATAAGAACCCTATCTCTGGTGACTTGAACCAAGTGTTCACCAACAAGCTAACCGGTGAACAGGCTCAGATGGAGTTAACAAATATCATCAAAGGACTCGAGACCGGAGTATTAACGATATTCAAAGGTGAAATAGAAGGATACACAAAAACTGTCCCACCGCCTACTGGTTATGTTATGGATATAACGCAGGAAGAGCTTACCGCGTGGAACATGTTCGTCCAGAACTCTATGCTGCAAGCTGCGAGGTGATGTCAGATGCCAATAATAACAGTTAAGCTTAATGATACCAACACAGCGCCTATAGAACAGAGGAAACGTGGTATCATATGGATGGACCCGATACATAATGTGTATCTGGATTCATCACATAAGGAATCACAGCCAATTGATACTGATGCGTCTGGTATCGGAGTGAACCACTACCTCGATATAGGTCTGAAATCAAGAGTTATAGTACAAGCGAGTGGTACTACTTATAATCCACCGTAACAGGAGTGAGTGATATGCCATTATTACTACGTAATATTACCAGAACCAGATGGGTAGATCCAAGGTCTAAGACTGTCATCAACCCAGGTCAGCTGAGTCCTGATTTAGAACCTGAGCAGCCCATATATGACTTGCGTGGGTTCGAGGCTGGCATTATAGCTGATCAGCTGGAGGTTGTGCAGGACGATTCAGGTATATTTACTCATCTCACCAAGTTGCCAGTGCTATAAGGGTGGAGGTGAAGTGATAGTGCCTACTTATGTTAAATTGATAGAGAAGGGTAAGAATACTCCTATATATACTGATGAACGGACAGGCCTTGTATTCAGGCCTGGGTATATCAGTCCTGATCTTGATGATTATAATGTATATAAAGATTTAACAGGCATAGCTGATGCTATATCAGACGATATAATCATGGTATTACAAGACGATAGACGCATTTTCGGTCGAACAGAGGGTGAAGCTGTTAAATGGTCAGTTGCTCGTGGTGATCAGGGTGTAGGTGGCGGAGGCGGCGGTTCAACCAATATGAGAACGGGCAATACTCCAATACCTGTGAATAGTAACTTCGTTGATGTCATATTCACCCCGGCATTCGCGACTACTAATTATGTAGTAAACGTTAGTATAATAAACAATATTGACCCGAATCCATCGCAGTATTTCGTTACAGTGAGCAACAAGACTATCAACAGTTTCAGAGTTAACCTCTCAGGTTGGACTGATACAGCTAACTACATAGCCAGCTGGATGGCTATACATTCCTAGGAGGTGCAGCAGAGATGATGGCAGTTGATAACAGTTCTAGCGATAAGGTTATAGAACAGCTGGAATTAAAGATAGATGGTGCGATAAGCAATATAAACAAGCTCATAGAACAGATATCGATTTATTGCGAGGATGATGGATGCAACGGTCGTAGAAAGGCAGGATGATGCCATGATAGATTGGAATGTCATAAGCGCTATAGCTCTAGCGGTTATAGGTGTTGTTTCTGGTTTAGTTGCTATAATAAACAAGGTAGTAACCAGCCAGAACAATCTATTAAAAGCTAGTCTTGACGACATGCGTGAACATATAGCTAATAACACAATAGAGCTGAATAAGCTGGTATCTGTGTGTGAGAATATAAACAAGAGCATCGATAAGGTATACGGTGTATCTGATGACACTTATGATATAGTTAAAGAGCTTAGTAAAATGCATGATGTCAAAGACTCAGACGGTAACTATGTGTGGTTCCTGCCACGAGCGAAGATAAGGGGTATAAACGAGACATTACTTAAGCTCTCTGAATGTGTGCGTGAGATATTGCACATAGAGCGAGAACAAACAGAGTTGTTAAGAAGGAGTGGTAGGGATGGCTAGGTTCAAGAACGGTTCGCTTATAAGTGAACGGACTATATATGGCGATGAGACAGCTGCAGCTGATCTTATATTAGAGAGCACTACACATGCTACGAAGGGCAATATAGTATGTAATTATGGCGCATTCGTGCCACCTAAAATAGATACAGCTGCGCGTAACGCTATAAGCGCTTATGATGGTATGATCATATTTAATATAGATACCAACTATCTTGAGTTGTATTCAGATGGGCGTTGGAACCGTTTGATGGTCGACACGTCTGACTCTCAAGTTGCAATGGCATCTGAAGCGCTTAACGCAGGCGATATGGTCAATATCTATCAGCTGGCTGGCACAACGAGAGCCAGGAAAGCGTCTGCTACGAGCGCTCAGTTGTACTGTGTTGGTTATGTTATAGAGAATGTTATGGCTGGCCAGAATGTGACCGTATATTTCGAGGGGCCCGTGCATCTTACTGGCCTGGCGGTTGGGGAACGTTATTATCTGTCTCTGACACCCGGCCAGATAACTAATGTGCCAGTAACTGGAGCGGGTAATATATTGCAGTATATAGGGCATGCAGTCGCGTCAAACAAACTCAATTTCGAGCCAGATGATTACATCGAGCTGGCTTGAGATGGGTTATAAATTCATATATTCATATTTTAGGAGGTAACCAAACATGGGAGTAGTAAAATTTCTGATCGTCGATTCTGGTGCACGTAAGGAGAGTAAATCAATTGACTCTTACACTGGTATTGACGGTCAAATTATTTCAACAAATTCCAGCGGTGTTATTAACGCCAATCTATTACCTGCCGGTGGTTATGATGGCACTTATGTAAGAGTTGCTGGCGATACAATGACCGGTAACTTGAATATGGGTGCTAACGATATAGTAATCGGAGCAGGCGGTAAGATCACAATAACAGATGACCCTGTTAATGATACTGATGCTACAAACAAGAAATATGTAGATAACGCGGTACAGGGTTTAAAAGAGAAAACACAGGTAAGATGTGCTACCACTGCTAATATAACATTAAGCGGTAGCCAGACAGTTGATGGCATCTCAGTTACAGATGGGGACAGGGTATTAGTAAAGAACCAGACCGATGCTACCGAAAACGGTATCTATGTCGTAGACACATCTGGTGCTTGGAGCAGATCTGATGATGCTGACACTTGGGATGAACTTGTTCAGGCTTATGTGTTCGTCGAAGTTGGTACTGTTAACGCTGATTCAGGTTGGAAATGTACTGTCGATAGTGGCGGCACATTAGGAACAGATGATGTTAATTGGGTCCAGTTCTCACAGGCTGGTACAATAACTGGTACAAACCTTGGTTCTGGCGCAGAGGTATATGAGAGCAAAGTTGGTACACAGTTAAGGTTCAGGACTATAAGTGAGCCAACAAGTAACCTGATAACAATAACACAGAATGCTAATGATATAGTTCCTGATATTGATATAACTGAACTGGAACAAGACTTGAACCTCAACGATATAGCTTCAACCGGCACAGCACATCAGCTGTCACTTGCCAACGGTGGTACTGGTAACGATTTCGTTGGTGCTAGTGGCACACAGTTCTTATGGGTAAGTGGTGGAGCGATTGTTGAATCCGGTTATGATGAAAACAGTTTTCAGGGCCAAGATGCAACACTTGATGCGTTATCAAATCTTGATAGTACCACAGGTATAATGGTTCAAACGAACGCTGGTGCAACAACATTCGCTAAGAGATCTATAGTCAGCGCCGACGGTTCAGTAACCATTACAAACCCTGATGGTGTAAGTGGCAACATAGACTTGAGTGTAAGCGCTAGCGCGGTCGACCACGGATCTTTAAGTGGTCTCGGTGATGACGACCATACACAATACGTCCATATTTCAACTGCAAGGACAGTTAGTGCACAGCATACATATACCGGCACACCTGCATTCAACCCAACATCCGGTGCTCCGTTCTCTACTAACAGCACAACAATAGTAACAAACTTGAATACAGATTTGTTAGACGGTCAGCATGGCACATATTACCTTGACCTTTCCAATGCAACCGGTACATTACCAATAACACATGGTGGAACTGGTGTTACCACATTTACTGACCAGAAGGTAATCTATTTCGACCAAACTGCAGGTCAGCTGACTTCTGCCAGTTACGATCACGACGATGTGCCTCTTGATACATTCAAAACCATAGACCTACCATCTGGTAGTGATATCGTAGCATCCGGAAAAGATAATACATTAACATTCGTTAACGGTGACAATATATCTATAACCAATAATGCTGGTTCTATCCAAGTCGGTGTTGTTGATGGTTCTGGTTCTGGTTTAGATGCTGACACTTTAGATGGTCACGATTCCAGTTATTTCGCAACTGCTACCGATCTATCGAACCACATAGGCTCCGGCGGCACTGCTCATGCTGAAGCCACAGAATCTTTAGCTGGTTTCATGTCTGCTTCAGACAAAGAGAAGCTCAATGATATAGATGTCAGAACTTCTGCGATTGAAGCGCTTGAAGATCTATCGGCTGGCGATGCAGTCCATATCGTAGACAGCGGCGGCTTAAAGGTCAGGAAAGCCAGCGCTAATAGTTCAGATCAGTATCCAGCTGACGGGTTCATAAAAGATAACTGCTCCAGCGGAAGCACAGTGCAGGTATATTTCGTTGGTATTAATTCCAATGTAACCGGTTTATCAATAGGTGCAGACGTATACCTATCTGATACCACAGCAGGTGGTTACACAACAACTGCTCCTAACGGTACAGGTGAGTTGGTACAGAGAGTTGGTGTAGCGCTAAGCGCTAATTCCTTCATATGGCAGAGAAGTGAACCTATAGAGCTAGCATAGTAATAGCTCACGAGTGGTGTATGAGTGAAACATATTCTTATACACCACTATATATTGTATAATTACAATAAATACATGGATAACAAACGGATGGTGATCATATGAAGTTTCTGACTCGAACCAGCACCACCTTAAAGTTGCAGGATATAACATGGGATGATGTGACACTCAAGCCGGATGCGCTAGTAAGGACGGATCTACTAGGTAGTAATGCAGATAATGGTTCAACACGGACACGCTATAGTAGTACCGAATCGTTTAATACGGACGGCTCAAACCTTGTTGTTTTTGTTAATAGTCAGCTGATGAAAAAAGATACTCACTATACTATTGTAACATCAACACAGATAGAATTCGTGTCATCACTAGCTGCTAGTGATACGATAAGTATGTTGGTATTCGGTTCCACTGGTTCTGCCAGTGACAAGCAAGGTGATGCAAACACTTTGTTGTTGATGCATTTCAATAACAGTTTCTTCGATAACTCTCTTAATGTTACCGCATATCCGGTTGGCACAGCTTACTGCACTTCGCAACAGAAGAAATTCGGGACGCATTCACTTTCTGTTATGGGTCATTCCATAGATTTCTTTGGCAGCGTAGATATACATAACCCAGAACATTTCGATTTCGGCAACAACGAATGGACTATAGATATGTGGATAAACATATATTCTCTCAGTTCAGACGCTTTTGTTATAGGTAGCTGGAACGAGAGCAGCTGGAAATCTTGGTTGATCTATATCAAGAGTGATGGAACTATATGGCCGCATTGGTCGACCACTGGTTCCAATTCCTATAACTTCAGCACTTCTACTACGATTTCAACTGGCAGCTGGAAGCATCTTGCGGTAGTGCGTGATAATACTGCTAATGTTATAAGAGTGTTCATAGATGGCATGGAATGTTCATATGCCAGCTCTAACTCGATAGCTGCTGGCACAACATTTGCTACGCCAAGTGTGCCGGTCCGCATTGGTGCTCAAAGTGGTCGTTCGTCTACATCATATGCCTTATCGGCTTATATTGATGAGTTACGAATATCTGATACTGCCAGGTGGACAAGTAATTTCACACCACCGAGTGCGCCATATACGTAATAGGAGGGATTATATAAATGTTGTATGTTACATGTGATATAAATAATTATGTTATATCATTCCATGACATAAGGATGTACGCAGATGATAAGATTGTAACAGATAAGCGTTCTATCGCTTTGTTGAAATCTTTCGAGCTGGAGCGTAATAATAAATACAATTTCAGTTATTACAACGGCAAAATTGTGTTATCCCAATATTTCGATGAATCATTGTATAGTCTAAACGATTACAAAAAACATATCATAGAACTACTCGATAATAATGCTTACGAATATATAACAAATAATCTCAATTATCCTATATGGCGACAGAACCAGATCAACAATTATTCTAAGTATAACAAATGGACTGTAGACGATTACGAAATGATGCATAATGCTATAAACAATATCATAGAATTACATGATATGAAGAAACAGCAGATAATATTAGCGTCTACTATATTGGCTGTAGACGCTGTTGATATAACATTTTGAAAAGTGGTGATAGTGTATGGGTAGATTTATAAATATAAATACTATACGTAGCGGCACAACTTCTG